ATTTTTTTAATTCAATTTTATGTTTTTCAAACACTTCCAATGCTTTTTTCTCACGTCTTTGAATAACCAATTCCATGTGTGCTTGCATTGCTTTTTTTCTACCATTTTTATCTTTTCCTCTATTTTTATATCCTTTAAGAGTTGTTTTCATTTTACTTTTACTTGCAATCTTCTTTAAAGGAATTTGCATATAACGAATATCTTCAGCATAACTATAATAATATTCAACAAATTCTTTACCCTTACCATGAAGAATTAAATCTAATCCTTTATCAATAAATTCTTCAATATATTCAGGCATTACTTTAGATTTAATAGTATTACCAGTTAATTTAATTTTTTCACTAATCTTACCAGTCTTTTTATCTTTCTTTGGTGAAAGAGTAGCATAATTAATACGAGCAAGATTCAAACAAGAAGTACTCTCACCATCATTATCAACACTCATATATGGTGCTTTCATTTCAGTATCATTAAAATATTCAATTAATGCATTGATACCTGTTTTACCACCATAAACCCACATTTCATCAATAGGTGCTTCATCTTTTGGTGAATCATCAACACCATTCTCATTTACACGAATATGAGTAAAGTCTGGCATTTTAAAATTAACACCATCAGTTACAGCAAGTAAGGCAATACAACCATATTGACTAAACCAATGAATAGCATGTCTTAATTCAATTCTAGCAACACTTGTAATCCATGCAGCACAAATATTATCTGACCAGTTGAAACTAATATGTGAGCCTAAAGCACCATAAAGCGAGTTATTCAAAATCTTAATTGGTAACTGCTTAACTTTAAACATCGCAATATCTTCAGCAGTTAATTTATCATTAATATATTTGTCATGTGCTTCGTGGTCTAATTGTTTCAATAAACCAACTTCTTCAACATCTAATTTATCACCAGCACCCATTTTCTTATAAATGTTACGAGTTGTTGTCATATATAATAACATCTTCTGCATAACACCAGTAATATCAAACATTGGGAATACACCCTCAGTTAACTGAATCATAGGATAAAGTGATGCGTAGTCAATCTTAATTATCTTTGTTGAATATCCTTTTTTATATGTTCGTGCTAAACCACCACCAAATTGTTCAAATTTATCTGGAATTGGAATTGCTAAATCATTCTCATAACTCCAAGTTGTTAATAGTAAATTCCAAATACTTGCAGTTCCCATAGTACATATTCTTTGATAAACAGTAGGTACTATTTTAGCAAGCATAAATGATGATTGATTATATAATTCATCAACTTGTTCAGTTTCCCAAAGGTCATCAAGAAGATATTGATGTACTAATTTTTTACCACCAAGAAATATTGTTAAATTTTTCTCAACACAATTTTCTTTATACCAAGTAACAAATCCATTATTTCCTTTAAGAAATTTAATTTTATATGCTTTGTATTGGTCAGGTGTAATTCTATCTTTATTCGCTTGAAGTTTATATAGATTTCTACCAACTTCTTGAAATTCAGCAGGTATTTCAACATATTCATTTTTTTCGTTAATTAAGAATATGTTATTTTCATTATAAAATCTACCGATATCATTATCCTCACCTTTAATGTAGGTACGATTTTTTCTTGCAAATTTTTCGAACTTCGCAACATATTTCAAATTAGTTTTCTTTAAATCGCTATTAACAGCAGCAGTTCTTTTTGCAGCATGAAGTGTGTCAATAATTGAAAATCCCCACATTTCAGTTGCAGTATATTTATCAGTCGTATTACCATACTTAACACTTGTATTACCTTTTCTTTTTAATAAAATACCTTCTTTAAGTCCATTTGGAACTTTACTGGTATCCATTTTAAGTATTTTTGCTCTACCTAATATGAAATCAAAGTCAAACATTTCAGAGTTATGACCTAAAATAATAGCAGGTTTTATTTCATTAATTAGATTGAAAAAATCTTGGATTAATCTAACTTCAGCTTCATCATCATTAAGTTTATCGACTTCTAATATCATCTCAAAACCTCTATTGTCTCTAACACCAATAGCAAACATTCTAGCAATTTGATAACGTAAACCAGTTGTTTCAATATCGAATGTTAATCTATGGACTTCTTTATACTGCTCATATCCTTTATATAGTCTTGATTGTGTTGATATGAAAAATTGTTCAGTTGTTTTAACTGAATGAAATAAGTCACGATTTTTATAAACAAATTTACCTTTATTGTCTCTAACTAAATTACCAAGTTCGTCAGTTAATTTTTCAAACATATCAATACCACCATCACGAATATAACTAATTAAATCATTATGTGACCTATGACTTGTCAATTTATAACAATAACCATCTACTAACCTTTTTTGATTTCCAGTTTTTAATTTAGTTATCTTAATACCATATTTGATTCTTTTACTTTCAATATATGATTCATCTTTACCGGGATATAAAACCCTGCCAAGTCTCGATAAATCTTTCATATACATAAAAGGTTCATATTTTATTTTTTCAATTCTTGGTGGTTGATTTGGTTCATGAATTATACATTCAGCATAATTTGTTCTTGGGTCAGTTTCGACATTAACCAAATATTTAATGTCATTATTATATCCTTCAAGAAATCCTTTGATTTCACCTAAAACATTATGTTTGTCCATACTATTTTTTTATTTTTCGATATGTTAACTTGTTTGTTTTTGTATTGAATTTATATTTGATATTTTCAATAATATATTCATTAGAATCAATTACTTTTTTCGGATTTTCAGGGAAGATTCCAGATAACCAAAGTGCTGATATAGCATTTTTACCAATTATTGTAAATTTATCTTTTCTTTTTTTAATATCAAAATCTAATTGTTCAATATAACTAGATTCACCAATTAAATATTCTAACATTGAACTAAATGCAACAAAAATATCTGCTTCAATATCTTTATTACCAATATCTGCACCATTCTCTATTGATGCCATTAAAAAATCTTGAAACGGATTAATATCCCATTCATAATTACTTGCCATGTTTTTCTTTAATTTTTTTAATTACTTCACTCATTACTGATTCATCAACATTTGAAGTATAATCTTCATTATCTATAACTTTAACAATTTCTTTTCGTTTTCCTTCAATTGCAGAAAACACATAATCATCAATAGTGTCTGGAAATATTAAAACATATATATTAACAGCAGCTTTTTGCCCAATTCTATGTAATCTATCGCTAACTTGGTCATATTCACCTACCGAATAAGGAAGTGTCATTATAAATAACTTACTCGCAGCAGTTAATGTTAATCCATAATTACAAGTTTGTATGCTACCCAGAAATGCTTTTATATTACTATTAATTTCCTGAAATATCTGAACTATTTCAGCACGTTCTTCAACGTCTTGGTCACCAGTATGTAGAGCCGAAATATTACCAAGTTTTTTATTTAATTCATAAAGACTATCTTTAAAATAATCAACAACCACAACTTTTTCACCTGTTTGAAAAACATTCTCAATTAATTCAATTACATGTCTTACTTTAACAAGTGCAAGATATTGTCTTAATCGAATCATTATTGTTAATGGATTATTATTAGGGTTCTCTACGAATTCATTAGCAACACCTGCTTCAATTTCATCATAAGTTTTTTGTTCTTGTTCTGTCATTTCCAAAATAATACGCTGATATGTTTTATCTGGAAGGTCTGTCAATACTTCGAATTTACGTTTTCTATGTGTAAATGGTGCTATTTTATGATATAATTCTTCAAGTTTCTGAGCCATTGTATCTACACGATAACCCCACCCATCTTCATCACGAGTCATTCCACAATAATATTCTTGGAAATATTTCTTGGTTGCAAAATCAACATTTGATATTTGATTCAATACTGTATATAATTCATGTGCACGGTTTGGTGCTGGAGTTCCTGATAAGAAAATTTTACTAACTTTTTCATTACGAAACATATTTTTCTTAAAAGTGGCTTTAAAATTTTTATACGTATTTGATTTAGTATTCTTTAATTTCTGACTTTCATCACAAATAGTTGCATCAATCACATCAATACCAAGTTTTTTCCACTTAGTTAAAAATTTCTTATCTTTAGTATTTTTCGGATTAAAAAAATCATAATTAACTATAACATATTTGGCTTCTTCAATACCACAAGTATTTTTTTTCCAATTTATAATATGTGCAGTACTATTTGTAAATTTTAATACTTCATGATAGAAGTTAAATTTTAATGAGTTTGGTGTTACTACGAATACTTTTTCAAAATTATTTAATTCAATATAAAGAATGGCACTAAGTGTTTTACCTAATCCCATTTCATGAGATATTAAAGTACTTCGTGTTGCATTCATAAACATAGCTGCAACAATTTGATGTGGATATAGTTTAACACCTTCTTTTAGTAAGGCATGCATTTTATCACTATATTCAACATATGTAGTTTCAAGTTCTTGTTTATATTTAACCCATTCATTCTTTTTTATATTAAGGTCAAAAATAAATTTACGTTTTTCTTCTTCTTTGAGTTCAACTTTTTTTATTTGGTCGATAAATATCTTTCGACTATCATCATTACCAAAATCAAAATGAATTTTAGTTGAACCCTTATATCTTTTAATTAAAAAGAATAATGACGATATACTGACTTCCCAACATATCATACCCGGATTCCATTTACGACTTTCTTCAGGTAAATTTTTAACTCTTTGGATTAATTGGTCGTTAATTGGAAATCTAAGATAATACCATTGTCTTCTTCGAATCCTTTCACAATGTACAATAAATATTGGTTCGTGCATAATATCACAAAGATAAATAAAAAAACAAATAAACCAATAGATTATTAAATATTAAATTGGTGGTACAACATAAATTGTGTAATTATCAGTTATGTCTTGTGAAGAAGTATTTCCAGTTGGAAAATATGTTGTGTTTGTTGGGGTAATCCACCAAGTAGTTGTATCAGTTATGTCTTGTGAAGAAGTATTTCCAGTTGGAAAGTATATAACTATTCCAGTTGGAGCAGTATAAACAGTAAGATTATCTGTAATATCTTGACTACTACCACCTGTTGGTGCAATATAAGTATTATCTAATGGTGCTATCCACCAAGTAGTTGTATCAGTTAAATCCTGTGAATTATCATCAGGTGTTGGAAAATATGTTGTAATACCTGACGGAATTACATAAAGAATAGCGCATGTTGTAATATCTTGTGAATTCATATCGCTAATTAGATTTAAATTACAGTTGTTTTAGTTATTCCATCAGAAATCTGTATATTAATTTGATTTTGAGTTGGTAAAGTAATTTTACCACAATTTTCACCAAGAAAATCAAGTTTAAATTCACCTAAATATCTACCAGACTTAGCTGTTTGTGATAATTTAAATTTATATGTTAAAGTATATTTAACTTCATCAGGATATTCTGGTCTATTATTATTAACGACAAGACTTCCAGCAACATTAGCTACACGATATAAACCATTATTAGCATCAATCATTGAAAATGTTATTGCAACATTTTCCAACATATCAGGAGTAATATCATATTGTTCCATAGTATGTTGTGTTAAAGGATATTTTAACACAGGAAGTGTACTATCTTTTTTTATAAAAAAATTGTTAATATTAAATGTTGAATAATCCATTATCCTAATTCCTCATTTTCGTTATCTGCAATTATTCTTTCAGCTTCCATTAATTTCTTTCTATCAGCTTGTACTTGCTTTATCTTATTTTTAGCTGTTGCACCAATACCATCACCAATTAAACCCATCATAAGTGCTTCAAAATAAGTAAATTCATGACCTACAAATTCGATATAAAATCTAAACATAACATATGTTGATAAAAATGTAACTAAATATCGTTTCCAATTATCTTTAACCCAAAATGCCCATTTCCATTTCTTTGGTGTTTTAGTACTTAATTTATCTCTATTGCTTGCTTCATTTAGTCCATAGATTATGTAACCTATAGCTAAAAACCATGTAAATCCAAATATCTGAACCCATGTGTATGTACCGAATATTACTTCAAAAATTTCATTCATAATCATATGTTTTTTATTCTAAATTATCATCATAATCAATATCAACTGCACCATATAAATACTGACGAACTAGTATTCCACCTGTATTTGGAATTTCAGCGTCTAGCCAAGCACATTCAGCATCACTATGTGTTAATATTACATTTTTTAATGGTGCTTCAATACCTTCAATATATTGTGTAATTTCATTTGTAACTTTTGCTAAAAATGTCATACCAATCATTGTTGCTTCTATTTGAGTATTACCACTTATTATTTGAATTAATCCAATAGTATTAATTTTTAAATCAGAAATAACATTTCTTCTTCTTCTTTCACCTAATTTAATTGATTCTTCAGAAGAATAATGTTTATAATTTGTTTTAGTATCACCAGATGTTTCATCATTATAATACCAAACGAT